AGATAATTTATCTAAATTATTACCACCCTTAAACTTAAATCTAGTATCAAATAAGTCTTCACTATAACCTTCGGACATCATTTCATATGGTCTGGATGAAATAAATCCAATATCACTAATATCACAATCATAATGTAAATAATGATCACCCAATGGGACGCCAAATAATATATAATCCCCAGATTTATTTGTTGTTGTGGTGAACTTATAATACTTTTCATATATTTCTAATGTAGTTGAATCATCCAGAATTTCTCTTTTCTTTGGAAATGTGCCTACGGGGGTATGATCTAAAGTTTGTTTATTTTTAGGTAATATATTATACCTAATACCATTAATATTCTTTTTATCGGGAAATGGATCTTCATATGGATATAACTTGGAGATTACAGGGTCATCCAAATCAACATCTTCCACAGGGACAAATATGGAAACTTTGACGTTTGGAACACCAAATCCATTATTTATATCAACTCTACCAGCGATTACACCATAATCAGAACAATAATTCTGATATTCATCTATCTGTGAAATCTTTAAACTTAAAATTTCTAAATGATCATAATTTCTAAGATCAACATTAACCTTTAAGTATCCATTATCCTCACCTGGTGTTGTCCTAATTCTATATGATTTAGACATCTAAGTTTCATTTATTCTTTTTCGTTATTGTCTTCATGAACATTTATATCAGTATAATCTTCAATATCAATTAATTCACTACCTTCTTCATATCCCTGATTTTTTTCAAATTGTCGTTTTCTTTTTCTAACTTCTTTATCATGTCTAAACTTAGCATATCCTTTAATACCACCCATAAAGAACCCTTTAACCTTTTTACTTGCCTTGGGTAATGACTTTGGCATAAAGAATGTTAAAAACATTTGTCCCATTAACACCAATATAATTAGAGGTATTGCTAATGTCATAACAATAAACGCCACAACTTTAAACATAAAATTACCACTAAAGTCACCATTAGCAATCGACTCTGGAATTAAATTAATGGTATCATCACTAATAACTCTTTCTTTTTCATTCATATTATTTTGATTGTTTTGTTTTGACCCTTTTTTATCTTTACATGTTTTACATCCCATAACTTTATTTTTTTCTATAAAAGTAATTTATTTTTTTTAAAAGTAATTACTATGAAGTAGAAATTGTAAGTAATTACTATGAAGTAGAAATTGTGACTTTAATATCCGTATTAGGGTATTTTATTTCAAACATACTATTCGGTGCTCCGAATAATGTGTATTTACCCAATAAGTCTACCTGTCTTGTAGTTTCATCTATATATGGTTGCGCAATTTCATTAAGTGAATATCTAGCGTTTTCATTAACTTTATTAAAAACTCTTAAATCTGTAACATTTAACACCCCACCGACATTATTAATATTTTCTACTAACTGGGAAAGGTATATATTATCTCCCATATCCCATTTATTTATATCTAAATATTCTTTAATAGTGGTTATTACATTACTAATTACATCTCCTTTTGGTATTGATTTTTCAATAAATAAATCAACTTCAAACCCTATATTGATTACTCTACCATTTTTTATTGTAACATAATCATTTAACATTCTATAGTCCGCCAAATATTCTGATATATTTTGTTTTAAAGCTGATGTTGCTTGTGTGGTTAATTTATTATCAGAATCTAACGCCAATATAGACACATTAACCTTATTTCTTTCTTCCCACACCCCAGTTCTAAATGGTACACCGAATCTTCCTGACATTAGTGGTACCCTACTTTGGTAATCTTTTATTGTTACACATCTATCTTGTGCGGAAAAGTTATAACGAACTAAATTTCTAATTTCTTCTACTGATGGGGCCTCTTTACCTCCTAAAGCGGGAATCGGGTTATTAACACTAATACTATCTTTTATAATTCTATTAGTATTACTATCTATACCGTTAACTATTACATTTACCAAACCTAAAGTTGTTAAAGTATTCACACCAATGTTGGATGCTGTACCGCCACCGACTCTATATTTAATAAACATTGTTTGGCTTGGTTTTGGTATTTCACCCAATGATAAATTATTGATCGTTTTACCAATTCTATCTATTTGTCCTCTACACCCAATAAATTCATTTAAATCTGTTATATCTGCTTCACCAGCCCCGAATATAATTTTACAAAAACCCTTATCTGAAAATTCTTTTATAAATCTTTGTGGAGCATTTTTCCATTTTCCAACAACAACACCTTCTCGATCAGAAACCTTATTATCATCCTCTATATAAATTTCTGCCTGAGCCAACGCTGGTACTTCATACCAGTTTAAATCAAACTCTGCAAAGTCTGTGGGGGTTGGTAAACTTGTTAAATTTGTTCCCTCCATAGTTACAATATTTTCTATAGATAATACATTATTTTCTGGTAATATAACCTCTAAAAATGGTTTATAATCTTCGGTTTTAATTAATCTTTTATAAATTTTTGTAAAACCATTAACAACAATTTCTCTCTTTTTAATACTATAACTTTGTATTTGTCCACTCCCATCAATTCGTGGTAGGATCTGTCTATTAGGGATACCACCAGTGGTAAATGGGGATGAAAAATCACAATCTTCTAACAACTCAAATACTTTACCAGCACCAGTTGCTTGCCCACCTTTTAATATCTTAGGTGCGTATTGAATATCAAATGTATCACCATTTACTGGAATATTATTAGCCACCCAATCAACTATAGTAATACTTGGTCTCTTACCAGGAACACTTAATCCAAAAGTTCTAGCCAATTCTAAAAGTGATGATTTTTCTTGTGCGTAACTTATTTGGGTTTCATTAAACATTCTATCCGTATGAAAAGATAACATATCTCCAACAGCAGCGTTTAATTCTAATAACATCATACCAACAGATGCATCATTAAAATCGGAGAAAATCTCTGGATAATATTGTTGTATAAAACTTATTAATTGTTGTCTTACATCTGCGAAATTTCTAGCATTATAATCAATCTTCTTTGTTGCCATATCTTAAAATGTTAATGTTACAGTATCGGTACTATTAAAAGTACCATCAGTTACTGTATATGTTAGTTCTACTATTATTAATTCTTCAATAGAATCATTTTTAAATGTTATATCGTTAATTATTAAATTTGGCATATACCTTTTAATAGTTTCATTCAAATTATCTTTTATTTGTTCATGAGTAATACTATCATTTGGTTCAAAAATATATTTTTTCAAATCACTACCAAAATCAGGTAAATATAACCTTTCTCCCTTGTTTGTTAATAGTAAATGTAATAAATCTGCCCTAATAGCGTCTGCATCAGTTGCATTTAGATTAAAGTAAAATCCTTCGGGACTATCTTTAAAAGGGAAATCAATATTTATAAATCTTTGTTTTGCCATTTGTATATATAAATATTCTACTATTTATTTTTTGTAAGGAAAGTGCAATTAAAAAAAAAAGCCAGATTTCTCTGACTTTTAATTATTTGATTTTTGTAACACCTTTTTGGTGTTTGGGAGTAAATGGACAATGTAAACATCCATTACCACAACAGATACCTCTACCTATGTGTTGTTCTTTGGGAATTGGTTTTATTGTGTGGTTTTGAGTTTCTTTAATATATAAATTATATATCCAATCATCTTTAACTAACATAATTATGTAATTTCACAAGCACCGCCAGCGCAAGCTAACTCACCACTTAAATCGGTTTCGTCTGTAACTTCCACTATTTTGGATAGATCTATGTTATTTAAATGTTTAACCATTTCATTATAAACTTCTTCTGTAATATCCTCAAAAGGGGCTTGTGTGTATGAACCACCATTATAGGGTAATACAGATAACCCATTATAATGTTCTTTATTGTCCCACATCCATTCACCAGCTAATCCCCAATCTTCTTCTTTTAAAGATATTGTTGCAGAAACATTATGAGTATTTGATCCAGATCTATGACCAGGACTAACCCATTCAGTGGCTACTTTTTTAACTCTCTCTAAAAGATCAAAAGGAGACTCCGTTCTTAATATAGAACCTTTGGGTGCTTTTTGTGGTATAGTTATAATTGCAGTGTCGTGTGACCTAAAATAATCGTCTTCCAATAATTCTGGATGGTTACTAACTAAATATCTATATATTGATTCGTTTTTACCAACTCTAATTCTTCTAATATAATAATCATTGTGCCAAGCATGTATACCTGAAGAAGTTCCTAAAGTTAACGATGTCGTTCCAGCAGGTTTAACTGTGGTACACCTAGAACTCTTTTTAATGTCTATTATTCTAGCAACTCTACTATTTTCTCTTTTTACAATATCGGCAGCTTTTTCTAAATCATAACCTAACACAACACCACTACCTATACCAGTCATAGAAACACCTATTAGAGCGTCTTTCTCTGTAGTTTCTTGCCATACTTCTCTTAGGTAATGAAAGTCTGTGTAACCAGCTTGTAACGTCCCTATGAACGCAGCGGCTTTAACTCTTTCATTCAAATCTTCTTGTGATTCTATGTTTGATACATTAACTTCACATAAATTACAGAATTGAAATGGTCTTAATGCAATTTCACAACAAGGATTAGTACCCCATTCTTTATCGTTTGATAAATAAATTCCTGGTTCACCAGCACCTGACAACTCAATCCTTTTCCATAAATCCATAAAGAATTGTTTAGTTATCTTATGTCTAATAAGTACCGCTGAGTTATTTGCTCTACCTCTTTGTGGGTTATTTTCCCACCATTTTCCAGATTTACAAGATATCATTTCTATATCATCCGCACTAAATAAAGATATGAGTGCCGCTCTACGAATTCCTCCAGCCAATACTGCATCTGCAATATGACAAACAATATCATGTGTTTCTGTAGTAGTTAAAGATTCTCCATCTGTTTTATTTTCTAAAATACCTGTTATTTTAACCACACACTCTTTTAATGGTTGTGGTCCTGGTGCTTTACCACCAGAAGTAACTAATCTAGCCCCTTTTGGTCTAATATCTGAAAAATCAAAATCTATTTTAGAACTTCTTTTATCTCCTATATAAGATTTCATAAGTACTTTTATTGCATCAGACCAACCTTCAATAGAATCACCAATTAAAAATCTTCTTTTTCTTTTAGAGTATGGTTTATTTATCGGTGGTAATTTCTCTACATGATGTTTTTGTACTGAATACCCTACACCTGTACCACCAAGTAATAAAAACATAGTTTCACTAAACGAATCAACATGATCTATTGGTAAAAACGCACAATTATATACCCTATTAGGTGATATCTCAATTGGTTTTCCAGCAAATTGCATCGACCTCATTGATGGTAATACCTTTTTTTCATATACGAATTTATATTTCTCTTCTATCTCATCTTTTAGGTCGGGATACCTCTTAAGGTGCATATTCCTATTCCTAGTAACCAACTCTTCCCACGTCTCTCTTCTATTTAATTCTGGAACGTATTTAGCGTATTTCATATACACTGTAATGTCTGATAATATTTTGTTTGTTACATCCATATTTTATTATTTTTTTATTAATTTATTTAGATCTTAAGGTGAGTATTCCCTTAACGATTTATTTTCTTAAATCGTTTTTCACACTTAAATAACTTAATTAAGTTATCCTCCTCCTGAAGTCTCTCTGTTTTTCTTTATAACTTCCGATATAAAATTAGAATCTTTCTTCTTAGTACCTTTTTCAAAGTCTAAGAAAGAAACATCACTAGAATCATTAGTATCAATTACAAGTGTTCCATTGTCAAATAAAATATCTTCAAATATAACACCATCCTTACCGAATCTAGATTTAAGAATAGCCATAGTCGCTCTACCCTCTTCTTTTTGTTCTAACGTTTTAGCCACTGAAACAATAAAATGTCCAATCTGTCCCTTTTTAATTGATCCTCCAATCATGTCCGCTTGTACAACATTAGCCCCAATAGAACTTCTATTTCCTTGTATCGCAGTCCATCCAACAATATCCAGTTCTGATATCATAGTTTCAAATTGTCTCATAACATTACCTTCACCTGACCATTCATCTTTAAATTGTTTGGTGGGAGCGATACAATCAATATAATCTACAAAAACTATGTCGGGTTTCATACCATTAGATGTTAATTTCCTTAAATATTGTCTAATCTGAGGTATTGTAGTACCATCACTAGCCATCTTCTTTAAAATAAGATTACCATCTTTGTTCTTAAGTTTAGGTAATACCTTTTTTACCTCTTCTTTATTTTCTGACAAATCACTTAAAGGTATTTCAGTCCAACAAGTTAAATGTTTTCTCTGAATAACTTTAGGGTTATCTTCAAAGAAGATTTGGACTACGTTATATCCTAAATTATAAGCAGTATTAGCCATTCTAGTTACCAATGTTGTTTTACCAACACCAAACGGGGCCAATATAACACCAAGTTCACCTTTAGATAGACCACCATCCATAAGATTATCCAAACCTACAATACCAGTTTGTATTGGTAATCTAAAATCATCACTTAATACGTCCTCTATAGCGTGAAAAACATCTATTCCAACATCACTAATCTCACCAACATTTAAAGCATTTTTTAAAATTTCTTCACATTCATCATATCTATCAAAATCTCCACTATCTAGAATTTTTTGAATCTTTTGATTGGCCTTCTTAAGTTCTTGTTGTTTGCAGAACTTAATGGCAACTTCTTGTGTGTGTAAGCAATCTTTACTGTCAGATTCTTGGATTTCTTTAACCATTTCCAATGCAGAAGCCCTAGCAATTTCTCTTCTTACTTCAGCTTTTATTATTTGGTTGATAGTATCATATGATGGTATGGATTCATAATTTTCATTGTAGTCTTTAATACTAGCAATGATTAATCTGATATACTCATTATCAAAATAATTAGGGGACATAATTTCCATTATACTTTCTGAAAACTTTGTGTCTTCAATCATTTGTTTAACTAATTTTACTTGAAAAGTGTATCCCAGATACCCTAAATTTTTAACTTCCTTTCTATCCATAACTTTTTTAATTTGACTTATTAATAAATATGCAGTCTAAGTCATAATCGCCATATTTTTTTGTATAATTTTTCTGACTTAACCCCTGTTGAATTTGATCAATGATTTTAGGTAAAATTTTTCTTATATCTACATCATATCTTACTTTTGGAGGGAAGTCATTACCAGTAAAAATCTTTTCGCCAACAATTTTTTTCTTATGTAAAATCTGAAAAGTGAAAAAGTCTTCTTCCTCGTAAATATCCTTTGGTTCATAACTATCAGAGGTATTATCTTCAGCAGTAGTATAAAAATATGGGTTATAATATTTGTACATATAATCATATGTTTTATTTTTAAAATGTGTCTTAAGAATATCCACACAATCGTCTATTAACTCTTTTAACTCTATTGAAGATAAGGAATTTTTATTAAAATTATATATAGGAAAATTCCTACCTACAATTGGGTTCCCGTTTATTAGAAATAAAAATTCATACGGAAATGTTTTATACACTTTTTTCATCTTTCTCTTTTTTTGTTTTTAAATAATAATTTTTCTCTTTTTTTATAATTCTTAGGAATGGTTGTAAAAAGTTTATATACCCATCTCTTCCTCCTGGTAACGCCATCATTAAACCATCTTCAATCATCATATTAATTACATTTTTTACTTCTCTATCCTCTGGATCAATAGTGGCTTCAAATAAATAATCTAATTCTTCTTTTGAAGACTCAGTTAGTAATGGATTTTTAAGATTGATTAACTTTTCGTTGATATCGTAAATATCTTTACCTTGTACCCCAACAGTAACCCTATTTAATATATTATCTAATGTTTTCAATCTATTTTTTCTTTCGTTTTGTATAGTATCAATTTTACTAATAATATTTTCCAATGTCAAAGTTTTTTCAACAATTTCTGGAAAATATTTTTTAATGGTTTTTTCACTAACACCTTTTATCCCTTTTATATTATCGCTGTTATCACCAGAAATCATCTTTATTAGTTTAAGATTAGTGTGATGATGATCAAAATGTCTAAGATAATTGTCTTTAGTGACAATAGTTCTTAAATTTAAAACATACATCCCCACTTTATCACCAATCAACTGACATAAATCCCTATCATTTGATAGTATCACAACTTTTTCATCTTCTTTTATCTTAGAAACGTAATACGCTATGGAATCATCAGCCTCAACTATCTCATCTTTAAATTGTCTGATAAATAATTCCTCACAATAAGACATTACCCTTTCTTTCTGAATATATAAATCTGGGTCACTGGGTGGTCTTTCATTGTAGAAATCTTTGTCTCTATTGGACTTATATTCCTTATATATGTCATACCTTAGTCTTCCACTAAATCTTCCATCCCAGAAGACATATACCCTATCAAAACGGTATTCTTTAATTACTTTTCTTAATATAGTTAGGAATTGAAAAATACCCCCTATATGGACATCTTTATTATATAGATTTTTAGCTCCAAAATAGGCGGTTTTTAATAACGAGTCACCGTCAACTAATAAAGTGTGTGAGTAAGTTTTTTTCTTGTTAGGTAGTTTCACTGATCATATCTTATCGGGTTAATAAATCAGTCGTCAGAATAGTCTACGGGTACTTCAATATATGTTTCATCATCTACAATCTTGATATCTAATATACCATCACCAACATTTTCAAATATCTCAGCCCAATAATCTTTATGTTCAGATTTGTAATCATCAATACATTTTTTATCGTCTTCAATAAATCCATGTGTAGTGGCTAATATTCTACAATCAGCAAACCCTAATCCATTCATATGGTTTTTATGTATACCAGCCTTAGTTCTAATAGCGAAATTAACTTTTCTACCTTTATTAGTGGCGGATAGTTTTGAAATCCCTGCGTCTTTTTGGTTTCCAAATAAGAATACTAACGCACAAGATAAGTATATTGATTGACCGCCTTTAGGTTGTATTTTTGGTTGACCAAATGAATTATCTGGTAATAACACCCATGGTTGATTAACGAAAATCATTGTATTGGTATATGTTGAAGATTCTTTTCTTGAAGAAGTAATCCTCTGAGCCATTCCCATACCCCATTTTTCAGATATAATTCTAGCGGTATGTTGATTACCACCTTTTCCATCAAAACTCATTTTACAAGGTATAGTACCTATTGAGTCCCAACAAAATAATATATCGTGTGGTATTTCTCCATTTTTTTGTCCATCTAAAACTTCTGTTACATATTCAAAGGCTTGTTCAATATAATCAAACCCTAATTTATATAATAGAAATCCATCCCAATAACCAGTAATCTCACCAGTTGTTTCATCTACTTCCTCAACATAGTCAGTTTTCAACCCCATTTGTTTGGCGTGTTCAAAACTAAATTTTTGTTCAGTAATGATGAATATTGGAAGGATACCTTTTTTCTGTGCGTCTACCGCGGCTTGTATTAATGCGGTTGTTTTTCCAGTGTCTGAATGACCCAGCATCATATTGATTTGTCCCATAGCTGGACCAGGTAATCCTGTCGCCTTTTGGAAAGCCTCCCCCAGATCAAAGTATTTTTGTTCTTTATACTTCTCAGATGAGGAAAACTTTTTCCTTATAGACGAAAAATCAGACGTTTTCTTCTTTAAAGGTTTCTTAGCCATAACTTAATTAAAATGGAAGTTCGTCTTCATTAGAATCAGTACCTAAATCCGTAACTACTACATCTTCGTTAGAATCATCGGTGCTTGACATATATGAAATTTCTTTTTCTAAAGAAACTGATTCAGCTTCTTCTTTGTCTTCTTCAGCAACATAGATTTTTTGTTCTGAATCCCAAATAGGTGTTTTATTCGTAGCAATGATTTCTAGATATTCCAATGTTTTCTTAGCGTAAACATCTTTATATGTTTCATCATTACCAATCCACTCATTGGCTTTTGTTGTGTCGTCAGTTAATAAAGTAACATCATCACACATAATAGAATTAATGATATTGTTGTTTTTATCATTTCTACCACAAACAATTACAACATCTCTTCCCTCTCTTGGGTCAGTGATATCACCTTTTAATTTAAATAAAGGAATTAATTTATCCATTACACCATCTCCAGTCCACTTGTGTTTAAATCTCCAAAACTTAACACCATCATCTTCATTATCTCTATCGATACCTTTTACAACGTACCATTTACGAGGGTTTAACCCTTTAGCCAATTCTTTAGCCTTTTCTGACCCATCTTCCAATAATGCACTTCTAGCTTCACATAATGGACAATGTTCTCCATCGTTAAGTTTTGGGCAGTATGTTTTTGGCCACGTACCATTTAATTCTTTTTCGTGGAAATAAGCCTCCGTAAATGGAGAATCTTCACCCTTTCCAGGTAAAATTCTAAAGGTTTTGGTTGCGGATTTTACACCTTTCTGTAATTTTTCTGTGAAGTACTTTTTAAGCCTCTCTTCGTTAGAAATTTTTGTCTTTCCTTGTTTTTCAGTATTTTTTTCATACTGTGAAAGAATTGCGTCTAATTTTTTACTCATTTTTAATATTTTTAAATGTTTATTAGACAATAATAGTAATAAAAGATTAAAAAGTCAATAAGTATTATAAATTAATTTATATATTTTTTAATATTTCTTTCCTGAATTCTCCTTGATGTTCGAAAATATCAAGTCGTGGTATTTTAACCTTTTTTATTTCACTTTCTATGGGTGTATTATAATAGTAAGGACCGTATTTAGTGTACCCTTTACCTATATCAAAAATCCCAATATCTGGGAATAAATTAATTCCAAACTGGAACTTTACAGAATTTTTATCTAAATTAAATCCGAAATCAACAAGCCAGTCCCACCATTTATATTTTGTACTGATATCACAATTTTCAATTTTTATATCTAAATATTTATTATTAACTATTTCAAAACTTAATTCCGTTACACCAACTATTTTAAAATCAGTATTAAAAAATCTAACCTCACCAGTAACATTACCATTTAAAGTTTTATCTTTTAAGTTAAAATCTGTTATTTCGATCCCCTCTATTTCATATCTAACATCAACTCTTTTTAATTTATTCCAAGCTTCATTGGGTATATCGCTATGTGGTTTTTTTGTAACTACATCTTCAATTTTAAATTGTTCACTGTAAGGTAATTTAGATTCGATTGATTCATTAATAATATCCTTAATTATATTTTTTGTGTCATTATTTTCTAATAACTTAAGAATGTTTGTACTATTCCCTTCTACATATTTAATTATTTGTGAAACTGAATCTGCGTATTCAGACCCAAAATCAGTTCCTTTAGTGTCAAAACCTAATTTAGTTAGGTTTATTGATAAATCTTCTGTATTTTTAATTGTGTTACTATCCCCGTATAAGTAAACACCTAAAGCCTCTGCGGTTTTATTACCGAATCCAGGGGAACCAGTATCGATACCCGTCTTTTCTTCTAAAAAAGATTGTATTTGATAATAATTTGGTCCTGGTAATTCTTTTTTTGGTTCGTTTTTAGATTTAAATGGGTTTGTTGAATTTGTTCTACCGAGAGCTTTCATAGCTTTTGGTCCCTGTTCCAATAAGAAAGTATCACCTTTCTGAAAGGTATAAAGTCTTTTGATTTTATCTATTTCCTCTGTTAGAGATATTTTCATAATTACTATCCCTCATCTTCTTTGTTATCAGAATTAAAAGAATTTCTTATCTCCTTTTGATCAAAATTATCTACATCACTCTGTGTTAGTGTATATTCAGTTTCTTCTTCGGTTGCATCATAACCTTCTCTATCATCCCAAAAATCAGTTAACGATACACTATATGGAAACGAATCCATTGATCTCATTTCTAATTTTTCAACTGGTGTGGGATTTCTTCTTTCAATTTCTTTTTCTAAATTATCTATTTTACCTATTACCTGATCCATACCACCTATTTGTGATTCTAAATCTGATAGTTTACCCAATAAATCATCCATTTTAGTGTTTATACCATCAACAGATGTTTTTGTTTCTTCAGATTTAGCAACAATATCTGTAACATCAACCTCAACAGTCCCTTCATCAGCGAATTCATCTTCAACCTCAACACCCTCTTCACCATCAGCAAATGGGTCAGTATCTCCTCCCGTATCAGCTGCGAATGGATCTTCAGTACCAGCATCACCTTCTGGTGTTGCCGTATCAGCTGCGAATGGATCTTCAGTACCAGCATCACCTTCTGGTGTTGCCGTATCAGCTGCGAATGGATCTTCTATTGCTTCTTCACCTTCTGTTTCATCACCAACAGGATCTTGCTCACTCAAAATACCATCGAACAATAAATCAGCTTCTTCTTCTTTATTTGTTTCTTCGGGAACATAAAAAGTATACTCCAATAATTGTAGGTGTCTTTTTAATTCTTCAGCTAATAATTTTTTCTTATTCATTTCTATTACATTAATAATTGTCTACCATCATTAGTCTTGTAAACTTTATTCACTCTCTCAACGATTTCTTTACCGTCATTGATTAAACATTCTTCTCCTACACATTCTTTTTCTTCAGTTTCATTGACATCCAAAAAACTGTCTAGTTTTTTCTTAAGAACTTCTTTTTCTTTTGTGTCGTCTATATTATCCATAATACTTCTTTAAATATAAATATAAAATTATTCAGAAAAATCACGTTTTATGTCCATTATTTTTAATTCTCCTTTTCTAACAATGATTATTTTATTCTGGTAATTATCCCAATCGATTTTAAAATCTTTATAATTAATATTACCAGATTCAGAATCACTAAGACTTTCAATTAATAAATTTAATGCGTTTATAGTATAAAAACACTCTCCCTTTTTATGTGTAATTATTGTTGTGGGGAAAAAGGAGTCTATATTAACCTTTTGGTCTTCTTTAATAAAAATCCTATACGTAAGAATCTTTTTGTTTTTTTCATCACAGGTATATTGAAATATCTTATCATTATCTATACCAAACCTATTAAAAAGGTATTTTTTGAAGCTGTCAATTTTATCTAAATAAACAAAAGACGCTAGTGTTATACTTTTACCCGAATTCTCCATTTTTATAAATGTAAGGTATTAATTTATTTTTATATTTTATCTTATATAATAAATCCTTACACTTATTAAATATCTCATCAGTTACCAAAACATTATTATTTAAATTTTTTATTCTGTTGAGTATTTTTTCTTTTTTAATTGAACTATATTCTATTATATTTAAATCTATACCAAATATTATGTTTTCACCATAAATATATACCATATTTTTATCACTTATATAAATAATTGAGTTATTTAACGATAGAATTTTTTTTATTATTTTTTTATTTATTTTACTTTTTCCATGTAAAATATCCAAATAAACATATGGGATATTATCACCAAAATTATTAAAACATACCTCTTTAAACTTCTCAAAGTCAACTTCAAAGTCAACTTTTCTCTCCTTTTTACTAAATGTCCAGTATAGTTTTTGATTTATCTTTTTATGGAGAATAGAAATATCCTCACCAATAAACTCTTTTGCGTTATCCCATCCTATTATTAGTGTAGATAAATCATTATCTATAGATTCTAAATCACTATAGATATTGAAGTTTTCTTCATCTAATTTTAAACTTGTTACTATATTTCCAACGTACATAATTACAAATATAGTGATTTTATTTTAAAAAGTTAATATTTTTTATGGATTATCGTCATCTTTTAAGTTAAAAGCCAATAAAACCGACTCAAAAGCGTTAAAAGC